GGCGCTGCCATCACCAGTGCTGGTGCAACACCTGCCATTGTGACGGCGAAAGCACCGATAGCCGGGGCTGCAAAATACATTGCGGCGCCGAATGCTAACAGGGCTGCAGCCATGCCTAACATTTGTGGCACCGAAAGCAAGCTAAAGCCGGCTGCCATGATTGCTAAGCCAGCGCCCGCTAAAAGCGTACCTGCACCAATAGCAATCATATTAGATGAAACTACTGCGAGGCCTGCTCCTACTCTTTCTCCAACCTTCCCGACTGCAAAGAGTCCTGCAGCTAAGCCGAAGATCGCCAAAACTACTTTGGAAGGAGAGGCAATCATAAGTGCCGCGGCAAGTGCAGCGATGGCGCCCACAACTAAAAATAACTTTAACGAGGATTTGGCTGAAGCTTTCGCGAGCAGACTCTCGCTGCTGATCAAACCGGCGTCGACCATAGCCATTATCGCTTTTTGGGCAGAAACTAATGCTAGCACTGTTTTATACGCTACCATTATAGGGATTATCTTATTCGCGTGTTGGGCAAGCTTCCCAATAAAGCCGACCACTGATTGCAAAATAGGGGCTAACACAGTTGCCTGCTCAACGACTTGTGCCATGGCGAGAGCCAATTCTTCTTGAGCACTTTGGACGTCTTTGGCGCGTTCTTTTTCTGCAATAAGTTCTTCCGCACTTTGATTTGTTGCACCAGCCAAATCATCCATATTGCCTGAAAGCATCATGGCGAGATCACCAACATCTGATAAGCCCAATGACTCTGCATAAAATTGTTTTTGGTAGTAGGACATATCGTCGAAAGAGCCTACTGTATTCAGTATAGATTCTCTTAACGTTTCGAATCTCGCTGCCGGATCTGTTTCCATCATCATATCCATGGCGTTAACCATGTTTCCGCCCATTGCGGCATTTAATTTACCAGCTTGTTCGGCGGCGCCTTCGAAAGTATCAAACTTATTTGTCATGGATAGAACTTTGTCCATCTCCATACCAGTAATCTTAGCAACCCGAGAGAGATCCTTGAATGCCTTAACGCCTTGTTCGCCGAATTTGGCTAAGGAACCCCCAGCGGCGGCAAATTCTGCGGCTAGCACTCCCGGCTCACGACCGAGGGCTCTGGCTGTCGTCATGAGTTCCCTCTGTGTGACCTCAGCTTGCGCTGTGGACTGTCCAAAAAACTTTGTTGAGTTCTGCACGCCGCGCGCAAAATCTGATTGGGCAACGCCAAGTTCGTTGAGTACGGCACTGGTCTCAGTCAGGGAATCTCTTTGTGCTACGGTCAACATTGTAAAATCTGTATACGATGTGGCTAATTGTGTCTGGGACTCTATTGCATCTTCTAAGCTAACTCCATATTCATTTAAAGATTGGTATTGACTCTCTATCGATTCGGTGTAGGCTGGTCCCAGTTGCATTTGTCGCTCAAAGCTTTTTGTCAAAGAGTCGAACTGGAACACTAAGTCAATGGCTGCTTTCCCCATTGCGGCAAAGCCCTTATCAACCATACCACTTAAAGAATTGTTAAGCGCCAATAGCCTATCGCCATAGGAGCGGCTCATCATCTGACCAACGCGCATGATGGCGCCACCAACTTTGTCCTCAAACAGATTGCCGTGACCTTCGACCGCGCGATCGTTTGCCTTCATGGCTTTTTCCATACCCGCCATTTGCGTTTTTAGCAATTCGTATCTTTTTTGGTCTACTTCCTCTAGCGCTCCGCCGGCGAGAACTTTAGCCTCCATTACCTTTAACTCATCTTTAGCTATTTTGAGTTGAAGATGTGCCTGTTCGTTGCTGCGAATTCGATGGGTGTATAATGACTCTTCCTCTGTGTTGGCATCCTTCAGTGCCTGAAGGCGCGCCTTCGCAGCGTCCAGGGACTCCTTCTCTTGTTTAGACAGCTTCTCAATGTGATCTAATTGAGCTTGGTTTAGTTCACCACGCTCCTTCATCAACTCAATCTGCTCTAAGGTTAGAGCATTTAATTCAGCTTGCTGTTCTGGGGTTAATGCCATTTGTGTTCCCTCTTATAACTCTGCTTAAATAATTAGTTATAAAAGCAAAAAGACAGGGGTTAGCCTGTCTTTAAAGTGTTCGGGGCAGGTGGTTGATTATGCCTCGAAAGTGTCTGAGACCTGGAGCCGCCGCCCTTGTTTGCTTTTTCCATTGCCTCTTTCTCAGTTTCTAATTGCTGAACTAATCTTTTAACGAACCATTCTCGTAGTCCGATAGGGAGATTGTATGCTTCTGCGAATGACCAACCTCCTGAATATTTTAGAAAGAAAAACTGCTCGTATATGTTTTGCATATACTCATCGGTCAGGCCAAAAAAAGTCCGCGGTGAGCGGCACCTCCATTTCTTGCTCGTAATCACACTCTGCACACGCAAAGTTCTGAGTCATGTCAATATTTGGGGTGGCTATTTTGTAGACTGTTCTTAAGGCGCGCGCGTCCATCGAGGGCATGTTATCAACAACATAATTTATATTAGGTTGTTCTTCGCTACCGTTAACAGAGACTACAATTTGTCTAAGTTGTCTCGTTACTGCATTTTCGTCTTTGCGTTTCTTTCTTGCATTCTCGACTTGCTGAAGTAGAGCGCGTTCATCGGTGCCATTGAGAAGTCGGAAGCGTACCTCAACTTTGGATCTCGGCAATGTCGTTGTGAACGTACCGTCTTCGTTTCGGGTTGCATCTGTGTCCTTTAGATCTTGTCCATTATAAATGAAAGTCTCATTTAAGTCAAAAGAATACGACTGTGTCTCTGAACAAGATGGACACGTGATTTGTGTGCTGTATTCATTTCCGTATCCGGAGACTCGTGCCGCTACCAGGATAGCGTTCCTATCACCAACCAACAAAGAGTTGGGATTGATCTTTTTATCCATAATGATACTGGAGATTACTCTTTCTAACGCGACACCCTTCTTTAGGAGGGCCCTCGAAGTTAGAAGATCCTCTTCTTTGGCAGTCAATTGTTTAATTTCAATTGTCTCTTGCCCATGTAAAGGATGGTTTGGTCCGTAGAACAAACCCTTAGACGGTAGTTCAACGAACTCCGTTGGTACCACAAAAGAGAACGGGTTTTCGCTCTGGTTTTGTGTCATTGCTTGCGGAGGGAGCGATGCTTGCTCAGGAGTCGTATCACCGAGCCCCATCCGATCTTTATTTCTTGACAATTTACACCTCTATATTATTTATTTGTCGTTATTAAACTTTGAAGAATTCGTTACCACCAGAACCAGCGATTGCAACAGAGTTTCCAGCAGTCTCAACTCTTGCCCAGTCGTATTTCAGGGTAACTGACATCTCAGAGAGATCATCACCACCGTACTCCAAATCACCATACTTAACTTCAGTCATAAATGAGTTCCAAAGTGTCCATTGCTCAAGCGGTTTACCTTCGGCATCAATCTGAGTAATAATGACTGTTCCAAGGGCACCTGCAGCTTTTGCTTTAGACATAGTTGTAAGTGAATTAGTGTCAGCGGGTGGAGAATAACCTGATGATACCACAATATCGGAAAGAGTTGCAGTCATATCTGGATCAACAGGATCAACTAGAGTAACTGAAACGTCTTGCCACGTGACTGAACCGGGATAGTAGAAAGTATGGTTCAGGTACTTGTGTTCAGCCGCTGCAATCTGAAAAGATGGCTTTGTGACTGTCTTCGCGTACCACAGGACGGCGCCGCCAATGGCTGCTGCAACACCCTGAAACTCTACTGTAAATCTAAATTTTCTCTTTGGATCGTTAAGGGTTACATCCTCACCGAAATTTGTTGACCAGAATGGCATAGTTAATTACTCCTGTTGATATTCTACTTTAAATAGTGTTGTGGGGGAGTTTTCCCCCAACTTTAGTTTTAGTCATCGAATGACGCACCAGTTGATGCGACCACGAAGTCGATGGCAATGTACTCGATAGCACGTGCTGGCTTAATCATGATCTTGGCATACATGATGTTCTGATCGATTAAGTCCGGGGTTGTTGTACTCTCATCGAGAATCAGCTTGTAATCAGTGATACCAAACTGAACCTTAACATTCGCGAGGAATGGCTCGATAAGTGTCTTGAATCGATTCCAAGTCGCTTGAACATTCTGTTCGAAGAGAACTTGAGTTGACAGGACCGAAATCTGCTTCTTCAAGTAGATAACAAGTCGTCTGACATTGATTCTGTCGAGGGCCGAGGCTCTCTCTTGGAGGGTCTTCTGTCCGAATACTACGATTCCGCTAGATGGGAACGAAGCGATTGGGTTAATTCTAGCTTCATAGAGAGTGTCACGATCCTTAGATGTTAATCTCTCGGTGATTCCAGTAACTGGGATACCCGCAGCGCCATCGGAAAGTCCACCGCGATTGAATCCAGCAGGAGCGAACCAAACATCTGACTTAGCCTGTGAGCTTGCCAGAACACCAGCCATGGCGACAGATGGCGGAATCCAAAGCATGCGACCAGTTTGGTCATCTCTTGTTTGAACCCATGGATAGAATGTTGCACCGTAAGATGAATCAATCTGTCTGTCTCTGAGGTTGTTAGCTGCTGATACTGCGCCGGGCCCAATTCTGGCAGATTTACTAGAGTTGTACGCTTCGTGTGCTGGGGTGTACACATTACTAAGGTCGACTAACGCCATGGCATCCGCTCTCTCTTCGCATACATTAATCATATGTCCGGTAAGAGCGTCGAAAGTGAGTCCCGGTGCAAGCATCATATTGACATCTAATGCTTCCGGATCTGCGACAGTGTCAACTGCTCGTTTCCAGGTGTTATAGACATAACTGTTAAGCTCTGTTGAGGCGCCATCGGTCATACCAGCATTGTAGAGTGGATCTGGGTTATGAATGTCGAATCCATCAAATCCGCCCCAGAATGGTGCCGTGAATCTGTTGTAGTCCTTGTTAAGAAGGTCTGTGTATGAAGCGCTTGTAACACTTGAGCCGGCTTTGCGCGAACCAGAACAATAATAGTATGCGTTAGTAGTGCCAGTGGCCTTTTTCACATCATCCAAAGTAAAGATATATGAGAATCCGTCTACACCAGTAATACCGCCTGCAGATGGGTCATCACCCAAACCGGCATATAAGAGCCTGTGCATATCTGCAACACTTGGGTCTGGAATAGTGGAATCTGGAGACCTTGTAGTCTGGAATCCGAAGTACGCGTTTGTCTGGTCGGATAGCCCACC